TTCCAGAACCTAAAGTGATTAAGCACTTTAATACATTCTCCGGTCTTAAAGCAGAATTAGAAGTTAGAAGTAGAGAAGAGAAAAGAAAACAAAATGAAGAAGTCGCAGTTACTAATAGCGATAACTAGTTTTACATTACTTATTGGTGCCTCGTGTCCGCCGGTTCCTATTCCTATACCTACGCCAGTTCCTACAGTAATCCCAACTCCAGTACCTACTCCTACTTCTTCTCCTTCTCCTCTATTCTGTCCAGATCCTCCAGTCTGGGGGGATCCATTAGGTAAGACTGTCAAACTTGAGTTGAGGTTAGCTTTAGAAGCTAAGATCAATACAGCAATGACTCAGTTAGGTTATACTGATGAGCAAGTATTATCTGGTGATTGTAACGTTGCCGCGGAACTGTTTTATTCCAAACTCCAAGCTCAAGTAAGATCTGATGGTTCATGTGCATATCACGTACCAGATGCATTTCATATTGTAACTCCTAATGGTTGTGTAGCTTTAGATCATCATATGATTAACTTCGGTGGTTGCAAGGTAAGATTCGCTAGTGAAGAGAATTATAAAGGTGATTGGGAGGTAAATACTGCTATTTGCGGTACCTTTCCAGAACCAACACCGGCGCCGACAATTACTCCTATTCCTAGTCCAACTCCTATTACTAACAACTGCCCAGTAACAGTTAACGATCAGTACTTCACACAGTGTGGAATTGGGCGTATTGGGACAAGCCAACAATATACAGTTACTGCTAAATATTGTGGCTTGCCGTTAAGGAATGATGTATTCGGTAATTGTGGTACTAAATGCTGTACATTAGGAGTTGATGGTGGAGAAGTGGGTCTTGTCTGTGAGAAGGCTTTATTTGGTCCTCCTATTCATTGGGATGTTCTTAGTGGAGATGTTGTTCTTGTAGCTACAGATAATCCTTTTAATATTAAGGTTGCAAGTGGTTCTGGAGCAATTAGAGCGGTGGGAACCACCACTTCTTGTCCTATAGCTATACCCTGAAGTTATCATGCAAGATGAACAGCACTTAATTTAGGAGTAGTTAATGGCGGATGAAATTCAAGTGGCATGGTCAGATCAAAGTTCAGTATTAGCTCCAGCATATGATTCTTTCGCTGTAACTCCTTCTGATAGCGTAGATTTTGTTAATAGTGCTACTACTAATGGTATTGCCCGCAGTTTATATATAGGAACAGCGGGAAATGTTGTACTGAAGACTGAGCGTGGCAATATATCAACATTTTTGAATGTTACTACTAGTTTTGTAATTCCTCAAAAGTGTCGTAGAGTTAATAGCACAGGTACAACTGCTGCTGGTATAGTTGCATTGTATTAATATGCTTCTTCAGTCTAAATTTGGTATGTTTATTGAAGGTTCTAAAAATGGTACGAGTATCAGTGGAAGCTCTTGTACAGGTGTAGCTGGGACAGGAACTTTCTTTGGTACGGTATTTGAAAGCGATGGTTTTACTGTTGTTCCTAGTGCAAGTATTTATTTTTGTAGGGCAGGAAGTTGTTATACTACAATAGCAGATCTGAGTGGAGCATATTCTACATTACCTCAAATTTCTTCAGGAGTTTATACAATTAGGGCGGCTAAAGTTGGCATTGGATTTATTAGTGCTCCAAATAATACAATGGTTGAACCAGCGACTATTAATGTTGACTTAACTTTTAATTCTACTTACCAAAATCCAGTGTGTCCATGATTATAAGTGGTCAATTAACATTAGTATTAGCTAGGCTTTTCTATAATGGATATAGTAGTTGGGGGCCTGTTATTCCACCTTCATTTGTACTTAATGATGGTATTTCTTATTTTGTGTTGAATGATGGTATTAGTACTATATTGTTAAATTAAAGAGTTAAAAATGCCTAATTCAAAGATAACTGATCTTACAGCAGGAGATCCGGCCCAAAGTGGTGATGAACTTCCTATTAATAGGGGCGGACTTGATCGTAAGCTCACTGCTGGAAGTATAGCGACATTAGGAAATACTTTACTTGTAGATACAGTAATAACAATAGGTACCAATGGTGGAACTATATCTCAACAAAGTGCGGGTGTTCCAGATCAAACTGTAATTGCTACAGGTACTACTTCTAACGCAATTATTATCGTGGAGAATGCTGATAAAGCTTTTAATTTTGCTCATGCAGCAGCAATTGATCCTACATTATTTATTCATTCACGCAATCAGAATACTACTCAATGGTTGAGCTTATCTCATGATGGATCTAATGCTCATATTAATGGTGGGACAGGTTCACTTGTCATTGATAGGGCATTGTCACTAGCTGAAAGTGGAGATGCACTTACCCTTCAAACAGGCCATTTTATTAATAGTACTAATGGACTTTGGTGGGATGGAGGTATTGCTACTTTAGGTATTTATAGGAATAGATCAACACTAACACCAGATTCAGCATTTTTTGCTGTAGGATCTACTTCAAATTCAATTCATATTGCAGAATTTGGGGATAATTCTTTTGATTTCAATAATGGTCCGTGGGGAACTTCAGTAGCCACAGATCCAACACTTATTATTCATAGTCATAATCAATCTGTTAGTGAATATCTAGCATTTTTTAATGATGGTACTTCTGCACAAATCAGTACATCGCAAATTTTGTTACTTACTGCTACTGGTGGATTAGTTGTTGGTGGTGGTATATCATTACAAGATTTTGCAGCCCCTATTTTAGCTAGAACTATTACAGCAGCAGGAACTACTGGTGCTCAAACTATTAACAAGATGGCCGGTACAGTTAATTTTGCTGCTGGAGCAAGTACATTAGTTGTTACTAATAGTAGAGTATCGACTACTAGTATTATATTTGCTACAATCAGAACTGATGATGCTACTGCTACTATTAAAAATGTAGTTGCGGCTTCTGGATCTTTTACAATTACACTTACAGCAGCAGCAACAGCTGAAACTAGTGTTGGGTTTTTTGTAACTAATTAATAAAGGATAATTACTAATGGTTGAGTATACATTTAGTACAACTGCTGAGCAAGATAAGCTTTTAAAATATTTTATACTTGAAGTTGTAAATCCTAAGAGAGCCGAACAAAACCCACCTTTACTACCTGTTACACTAACAGAATTTTTAATGCTTAGTTTCAATACTCAAGTAAATAATTATACAGGCAATGCTTTAATAGCAGTTAATAATAATCGTGCAAATGCATATGCAAGGGCAGATTCAGTAGTACAAGCTGAAGTTGATAATCTCTTAAATACTAGTTTACCTAGGGGATAATTAATCTTAATTTAGTAATTATATAAAATGCCAACTTGGTTACCTGCACTAATCGCAGTAATTGTAACACTTATAGGGGCTTTTATTGCCTTGAAAGTATTAGTAACTGAAATTAAGGCTCAAATGGTTTTTATGCAGACTGTTTTAGTAGAGTTAAAGAATGAAATTCACCATTTAGGTGAGTGGAGAGTAGAAGTGACCAGAGAAATTGCTAGTCATGAAGTAAGATTAAAAGTAATAGAAAAGGTTAAAATTTAATGGGCCTCTTTAAGAAAGTTTGGAAGTTTGTAGATGGAAATAAGACTAAAATTGGTGCAGTTATAATGTTAGTGGGAAAAGGTCTTACATTAGTTGGAGTTCCTGTTGGTCCATTAGTTGAAGAAGTAGGAACTGGATTAACGGGATTAGGGCTTACACATGCAGCTACTAAAGTATTAGATACTCCGAATGCCTGAAATTACTGACGAACTTAATTTTATTCAAGCTGAAGATCCTTTTGATAGCGAAGTTTCGTCTAAGTCAGAAGAATCTGATAAAATTAAGAATCTATTGCTAACTATTTTTCGGAAAATTGAAACCCAAGAGATGCCTACAAGAGAACTTCTCTTGCGCAATTGGAAACTTAATCAACTTCTATGGCAAGGAATTCAATCTGTAGCATGGAGTTCAATAGCTAATGAATGGCAGGTTTTAGATGCAGCAGCACCATTACCCGCCGACATTACAATTGATCCTTCTATCTATAATAAAGTCATCAATATTATTCGTCCTTATGGTGAGTCTATTGCGGGTGCTTTGTCTACTGGTCTTCCGACGGTAAGATATTTCCCTTATAATGCTGAAGATCCGGCGGATATTAATACTGCAAAAACTTTCTCTAAAATAGAGAAACTTATAGCCTCCCATAATAAAATGGAGCTTTTACTGCTCCAAACTCTAATATATCTTTATAAATTCGGATTCGCCGCGGCTTATAATTATTCACATGAAAGTGAAGAGTATGGGACAGTATCGAAGGAAGAAGAAGAATTAAGACCTTTTAATGTAGAAACTACTACTTGCTCTAATTGTGGTGGAGTTTCTAATGAAGCAAAGTATGAAGTTCCAAAGGATTTCGGGGAAAATGTTGAAGAGACTATCTCTGAAATGCTTCCAGATAATTTAGATGAGGTTAAGGAACCAGTTTCTTGCTCACAATGCCAACAAATAGTTCCGACACAACTGCAATCCTCAATGGTTCAGGAGCCAGTTAAAGTAACTAATGAGTATAACAAGTCAAGACAGATTGTTAAAATTTTATCGCCTCTTGAAGTTAAGATTCCCTCTCGCGCGAAGAGTCAAGATCAAGTTTTATGGTTAATTTATGAGGATGAATTTCATGTAGCGCAGTTAAAGTGCTTATATCTTGAATATGCCAATAAAATTACAGAGGGAAGTGGTAGCACAACTGCTTATGAGCGCTATATTCGGTCTAATTGGGAGGAATATTATGAAAATTTGAATGATTATGTTACATGTGATCGTGTATGGCTCCGCCCCGATGCATATTATCTATTGGATAAGGAAGATGCTGCACTTGTAAAGAAAACTTTCCCTTCTGGAGTCTTTTTCACAGTAATTAATGATACTATAGTAGAAGTTAAAGAAGAAAAGATGGACGATCATTGGACTTTAACAATAAATCCAGGTGATAATCGTATTTATGCTGATGCTGGATGCAAATCTACGGTTCCAATGCAATTTTTGACTAATGAAATCATGCAATTGGAAGTAGAGTGCTTTAAATATGCGCTTCCTACTACATTTGCTGATCCTGAATTTTTAAATTTTACTGCTTATAGCAGTAGCACTAAATCTCCTGGTTTAATCTATCCGATGAAGAAACCGCCGAATGGTGCTATGGCGGATAACGTCACGAGTCTTATTACTGCTAATTATCCCAAGGATGCCGCGGAATTAGATGCTAAAGTTGAGAAATTAGCTCAATTTACAAGCGGGGCATTACCTTCTATTTGGGGTGGACCACAAGGTGGTGGAAAAACATTAGGAGAATATGAACAAAGCCGAAATCAAGCCTTACAGAGATTAGGAATTATCTGGAAAACAGTTAATTACTGGTTTGCATCTTTAATGTCTAAGTCTATTAAAGCTTATATCAAGAATATGCAAGAAGATGAATACTTTGTTCAAAAGCATGGTGATTCTTTTATTAACGTATGGATTAGAAGAAGTGAACTTCAAGGTAAAATTGGGGATATTCTTCCTGAAGTAAGTGAACAATTCCCATCATCTTGGGCGCAGACTTCTGCTAAAGTAATGGAACTTATGGGAATGAAGAATCCATTTATTGATGGTATTCTAAGTCATCCTGATAATCTTGAATTGGTGGCTCAAGTATTAGGAGTGCCTGATCTTTATATTCCCGGCGAGAATCAGAGAAATAAAGAACTTTTAGCAATAGCAGTTGTTTTACATACACCTACAAATGTTGATCCTATGACTGGTCAACCAATACCAATTCAACCACCGCCGGTTGATCCTATACTTGATGAACCTTCTATTCAGATTGAAGTGCTTAAAGCGTTCCTATCTTCAGATATTGGGCAGGATCTTCAAACTTCAAATCCTGCGGCATATCAAGCATTAATGATTAGATTATCTCAATTCCAATTCATAATTGCACAGCAAATGGCTCAACAAGCTGCACAAGAACAAATGGCAGTAAACACACCCCCAGCGCAGTAATTGTAATTTTAGGAGAATTTTGTGATTAATGAGTCTCCAGGTGGAGAAATTAGTAATGTCGGTGACATTGGTGGAGGAACTACCGATGATTCTGAAAAGCGTGCATTAAACATTCTTAATAAAGACTCAGAACCAGTAGAAGAACCTGAAGAATCTGAAGCTGAAGTTGAGGAGACTTCTGATGAGAGCGAAGAGACCGAAGAGTCTTCTGATGAAGAAGTATCTGAAACTTCGGAGGAATCTGAAACTCCGGAAGAAGAATTACCTGATGTCAAGCCAGATGAATTAACAGTATCAGGTAAAGCTGCTTATGATACACTTAAGGATAAATATCCTCAGGTTTTGAAGGATATTCCAGAATTAAGGCAAGTATTCTTCCGAGAGAAAGCATTCTCTGACATTTATGCTACTGTTGATGAAGCGCGAAGTGCTTCGGCTAATGCTGAATTCTTAAATGATTTAGGAAGTGCCTTAGAGGCTGGCGAAGTTAAGAATGTATTCGGAAGTCTCTCAGAGAAATCCTTAGGAAATCTAGCTGAGAAGTTTATTCCCTCTTTAATGGAGACTAATAAGGATTTATTTGTTAGGGCAACAGGGCCATTTATTGCTAATATTTTAAATGATGCTTATGAGCACGGGCAACATACAGAGAATAAGGATTTAATGAAATCTGTTCTCTGGTTAAGTAAATTTCTGACAGGAAAACCAGAGCTTCCTAAAAGATTTTCTCCGCGGGCAGAAGATCCTAAATTAAAGTCTGAACGCGATCAGTTCGAAAATGAAAAAAGATCGTTTTTTAATAATCAAGCAAATGGTTTCATAACTGCTGCGGACAATGCAGTTTTTAATGGCCTTAATAAAACACTTCAAGTTGGATTAGACAATGATGGGCAACTTTCAACATTCGTAAAAAATGCAATCATCAAAGAAACAATTGAAGAGCTAAAGACTATTACCAATAAAGATGAACAATTTACAACAATGATGAAAGAGTTATTCCGCCGCTCACAAAAGGCGGGATTCGATCAGGAAAGCAAATCAAGGGTTGTATCCGCTTACCTTGGGCGAGTTAAAGATATTGCTCTAAAGATTAGGGCACGCAAGAAGACCGAGGCATTAGGTCAACAAAAGAGAGAGAGGATTAACGAACGTCCAGTTCAAGAGGAATCAAAGACGCCACAGCCGAGAAGAATTGCACCAATTCCAAATACTAGAAAGCAAATGAGTGAACTGGACATCATTAGATCAAGGTAAAAAACAATGGCTTTAACAGAAGCTCAAGTTGTAGCAAACGAACTGGAGAGGGTGGATCCTAAAGTTCCTACACTTTTCGATTGGGATGACGTATTCTATTCCACTGTTGAAAAGCGAGATGTTGAAGTAATCTCTAGTAGGGATATGAGGGTTCCATTAGAACTCCGGCCCGGTGGAAACTTTGGGTATTACGATCCTGATGGTGGTGACCTTGGAAGAGGTGATGGACCCACTTACGAGAAAGCTGTATTAGCATCTGTGCACTTCAAGGAAGGCTTTGAATGGACAGCTAAGAGTGAGTGGTCTACTGATGATAAGCGTAAGGCGGTACTCAATACCATCCAGCGCTTATTAGCAAAAGGAATGGCTGAATTCCGCCGGCAAGTTGATTCTCAGTGTATGACTGCTGGAAATGCAATCTTAGCTAATCCTAGCACAGTATCTGTTGGTACTGGTACAGGTGGTGGTGATGTTTGGACTGTCCCAGCAACTGATGGATATGGAGTAAGACTCTTACGCTTTGGCCAAACAATCGGAGTATATGCCACCGGCTTAGCTACAAAGCGAGGAGAAGCAAAGATTAACTTCTATGACTTAGCTAATCGTGTAGTTCATACGTTTCCTTCGATTGCAACAGTAGCTAGTACCGATAAATTAGTAGCTAGTGGTTTAGGAATAAGTCCAGTAGGTATTTTTGGTATTTCTTATCACTACTCTAATGCTGCTACTGGTACTTGGCTCGGATTTGATCGGAGCACAACTCCTGAGATTCGTGCAAATAGAGTAAACGCCGCCGGCGCACTGGCATTACCATTCGCACGATTAGCAATCAACAAGATCGGTGATCGTGTAGGTATTAATAAACTTGTTAAGGTTCAGGCATGGATGCATCCTGGACAGAAACAGGCTTATGAAGAATTAGGGCAGTTAATTACTGTTCTAAATCAAATGCCTTCGGGTAAAGGAGTTGATCTTTATTACGGGGATCAAATGCAGATGGCCGGCGCTCCGGTCAAATGCTCTTATTCCTGGGATAAGACGAGAATTGATTTCATTGCTCCTGAAATTTGGGGAAGGGCAGAACTTACTCCCCCAGGTTTCTATACTGTAGGTGGTCAAAAGTTATTCCCAATTAGAGGAGCTAGCGGTGGTGTTGCTGCTGCTACAATCTTCTATCTGAAGGCTAGCTTTAACCTCTACATCAACAACCCCGCCGAGGCATCGTATATCGATGGGTTAACAATTCCTTCTGGTTACTAAGGAAGGGAGATAAATTAAATGGCTGCTGAAGAAATCAATCTGTTTAAGTTTGTACCTCCTGGTGGTATCCAGGATCAATTAGTTGGTGGAGTATTAGCATTAGGAACTAATGGTACAACGTTAATTCCTGTAACAATGGTTCACCATGTTACTGGTACGGCTGCAACATTAGCAACAATAACTCCACCTTGGAATGATTTCACTGGTCCACTATATTTCGTAGCTGATAGTGTATTTACTGCAACAACTAGTGGTAATATTGGAACGGTATTTACTACTGTTGCTGGCAATGCTTACGGTTTCATCTATGATCGTGTAGCGGCGAAATGGTACCCAACTCGTTAAGTTAGTATTGAATGGGAGCATGAAATTGGAAACCTATCATAAAATTATGAATGAGCGCCTTATGGCGTATTACGGTTCAGATGTTTCATGCTCCCATTCTCGTTTTCGTTTAGTATTTACTGATGATTTGCTTGAAAAACGGGAAAGTGAATTCGGAGATCCTCCAGTAAAAGAGGTTAGGGAAGTAAAGAAGTATAGCTATCTTCAACCTTGTTGGATGTTAGAAATACATTGTCCTCAACAAGTAGGAATGGCTGAACTTAAAACATTTGATCATTATGAACCTTTGTGGGCTTGGACCAAATATGAGTATTATCGCCCTGTTTGGGATGATATTGCAAAAGTTGTAACTATTGTTATTAAACAAATGACTGCACCTGTTAAGAAGAATAGTGTAATCGTAGCAAATGAAGAAATGGCTGCGAAACAAAGAGAAGAAAATTTAATGTTTGATATTATTCAGCAGGGGAGGAGCTTTTTAGGTCAACAGTTAACAGAAGGTGAAGCTGTTAGCTTTGCTAATGTTAAACCTTTTAAGGGTGAATCGTGAAAGTTTTCGTTCGCAATAATACAACTAAGCACATAATTGAATTGAAACCCGGGATTGGTGAATTCATGATCCCGGCGGGCTGTGAACTCGAAATTAAAGATTTCTTTGATACAGTAAAAACTCCAACTAAGAAAGAGTTATCTTACCTTCGTTACACTGCGAAAGAAATAGCTGCTTCAATAGTAGAAGATTTTGGTCGCTCTGGACTTGAAGTAATTGAAAGAGAAGAGGTTTCGTGAGCTATACAGTAGTCAATTTTACACCATTTGTTTTCCGGGAACAAAAACCTTCCCAAATTCCTACGGATTATACAATTCCTGCCGCCAAGGAAGATGATAAAATCCCGGGAATTCTTCATGTTGCACCGTCGCATTCGCGCTTATATATGCCCTTAATTGAGCATCCTTTTATGGTTCCAATTAGTAGCGAAGCACTTGCTAAAGATTTAGTAAGAAGTCTTATTTCTTCCTTTATTCTTTATGAAGAAGGAGTAGCAGAACCCGCGATTTTCACGGTTGCTGGATTCCATGGTGCCCGCGAAATTAAGCTTAAATTTGCTGCTGAAGTTGATGCAGCATTTACTCGTCAGAATCTTTGGAAGCTTCGTATGGTTAAAGAAGCTGATGATTCTTGGCAGAGATTCCGGCAGCACAGAGCGATTACAGACTTACAGCGCTGGGCTGCTAAGACATTAGGAATGAAGAAGGAATGGAGTGAAGTAGGAGCGGCGGCACCATTAGAGGTTGAAGCCTGTAAGTTCTGCGGGCAGCAAACGTTAAAGGGAATAGCCGTATGCCCCAATTGCAAGAATGTGTTAGATCCGGTATTGTTCAAACAGTTACAACTTCCTCCTACTGTGACTGCCTAAATGCCTTCCCGCATTTCTACGGTTCAAGAGATATTCGATCGTGCGCGAGCGGTATATCTTAATGATCCAGATGGGCGGGTTTTTACTAATGCTAAATTAGTTCCAGTTCTCAAGGCAGCTTATGATGATCTTCAAACTGAGTATATTGCTAATGATTTGTCTACTATAGATAAAGTTGCTTCCCCTGTAACAATACTTGCTGGTGCAACTTCTTATACAACTCTTCCCTCTGATTTTGTTTGGCCTATAAAATTAGAGGAGAGACAAGCTGGTAGTAGTAATCTTTATAATCCTATGAGTCAACTTAGATTCGTTAACAATATTACTCCTGATACTGCACTTAATTATTGGCAATTCATAGGAGATGCAATCGCTTTCCCCGCGGCGACTACTGATAGAGAAGTGTTACTTTACTACAAGAACATTTACCCTGATTTTCCCGAGGGAACGGGTGATCCTGTAATTGATGTTAGTACAAGTGTTTTAGGACACTCCATTTCTGCTATGTCCGCTCGAATCGGGGAATTGGTGCAAAGATTTCAGTTACAAAATACAACTTTAGCTGATCTTTGTAATAAAGAGTGGGAAGGAAACGTTTTTAGTGTAGTAAATGAGTATGTAAAACGTGCGCAGGCGATTCCTGCGAGACCTAGACCATTTAGAACGTTTTGGCGTTTGGGTGGATATTGGCCAAGAGGGTAACATCCTTAAGGTTACCGCTGTAATACAAAAGAAAGAGGCTTTTCAATGGCAATGACAGGGGCGTTAGTAAAACATCATGGCTTTGGAATCATAGAAGGGATTTTCAGCTTAACAGCATCAGGATCTTATGCCACGGGTGGAGATACATTAGACTTTGCTCCACTTATGGGATATACAAATAAGCAACCAACATGGGTAGATATCCAAGGGCTTGCTGGCTTTATCTATGAGTATGATAAAGCTAACAAGAAAGTATTAGTTCGCCAAGTAGGGACAGTAACTCCTAGTGGTAGCGTTGCGGTTACTGGTACTAGCGATCAACCCACCTTTACAGTTAAGAGTGGTTCACTTGGATCTAACTTTACAGTTGGTCTTAGCGCTGATAGCGCTGCGGCTAACTTTATTGGTTCTACTGGTGTTAGCACTAACCGTACATTAACAACAACTTCTCCAGTAGGAACTCCAACATTAACACTTACTGGTACATTAACAGGAGCTGCTACAACTGCAGCGGCATTAGCAGAACTTCCAGCAAGTTCTTATCCTGCTGGTGTAACGGGTGATACGATTATCGCTCGTTGTGCGTGGTTCCAGTAATAGTTAGAATAGACTAATGCTAGATCAAGAATCCTTAGTTATCGATCAGTTTAAGGGTCTGTTCGATAGGGGCGAGCTAAAGGACATCAACGTAACTCAAATTCCGCCTGGATTCTTTAAAACCCTTCGTAACTTTTACCATCAGGGTGAAAGCCTAATCTCTCGCCCTGGAGAACAAGCTTTAGGTAAATTCTCTACTAATAAACTTCTTCGTTTTTGGCCCTATCGTAAATCTGATGCCACAGATCAATTTATTGCTATGTATATTGTTGCTGGTGGAGCAACTCAAAATATTAAAGATTCCGGTGGTGGAACTGCATTACAAGCTATTACATTAGGAAATGACTATCAAATATTTGTACTTCGTGATAAAGTGGTTGGTGGAGAAATTGCATTAAATAGCGCATTACAACAACCATTAGGAACTGGTAATCTTAAAATATATCTCTTAGCTGGTGCCGCTTTTCGGGATGCTGCTGGATTAAGTCCAACTGCTGTTGCTGGTATTACAGCAGCAACTAGTGGTACGGCTGGAGTTGTTGAAGCAGGAGTTCATTTAATTGCGGTAGCTTATGAAACTACTACAGGTTTTATTACTCCTCCTGGAGTTTTCGTTGGTGGTATTTATACTCCTACTCAGTATACTGCCCCTGGAGCTTTTAAAATCAATTTGTCTGTTATTCCTCTTGGTCCTGCTGGGACCACTGCTAGACATATATTAGCTTCTAAAATAGTAAGACCACCATTTAATGGTGATGTACTTGTTCCCGAACTTTTCTTTGTACCTAATGGTAAGATCAATGACAATACTACTACAACACTTACTGTCGATTTTTATGATACAAGTCTTGTAGTAAGTGCTGATTATCTTCTAGATGAGTTAGAAGTAATTCCCGCAGGCACTTGTTATTGCACTTACAAAAATAGATTAGTAATTGTTGGTTTCCCTACTGCTAGCACTATTTTTAGTTCTAAAGGGGCTAGTATTGCTGCTTCTTATGTTGCTCTTGTAAGTAATGTCGGCCAATATGAGAGTTTTTCATCTATAGAAGGTTTTATTCAAGTATTTCCTAATGATGGTGATGCTTTACAAGCATGTTGGGAACAAAACGGTAATTTATATTTAGCTAAAGGAAATCGTACATATGTAGCCCACGATAATGGTGGTCCACCTAATACTTGGCCTGTAGAATTAGTAGATGCTTCTATTGGTTGTGGACCTTGGGGAGTAGTAAAAGTTGATAATAGTCAGAATAGTTTGATTGAAGGTGGAGCAATTATTGGAAGTCGGAGAGGAATCTACTTTTTTACTGGCCAATATTCTACGACTCCACTTACTTATAATATAGAGGCATTATATCGACGCACTGTTAGTGATTTAGGTTTATTTTCAGATTTCTTTTATAGTAAGTTTTATTATGATTCTTATCGGCGCTTACTTTATTGGTTACCTAAAACTGTTATAGTTAATGATACAGGTTCTCCTCTAATGTTAGTAGGAGCTTGTGATAATGGATTATCGCCAGAAGCTGTTAGATGGAGTCAATTTGATGCTTTTGTGACAGGGGATAATGCTAGCATTAGATTTATTAGAGATATATATACTGCTACTCTTGCTCCTAGTGTCGATTATTTAAACACGATGTTATTCATGATTTTTGATGATGGAACTAGTGCTGATACAAGCGCTAAAAATACTGATATTTATGCTTTACGAACAACTGTGAGTTTAGATGCTCAATCTGCTCTTAATGGGGGGCGTATTAATTGGGAATTAGTAACCTTCCCAGCAAAAGTAGATGCATTAGACAAGCTTCAAATTATAGGAGCCCGTGCTCTTATGAAGCATGATAATACTCATGATCCTATTGATTTCTTATTCCAAGGATTTGACTATACTTATAATGAATTCTTACCTGCGGATGCTCAGCCTATTTTCTTTGGGGATAATGCTTTCCCTCCCCTTAGAGATATAGTGCTATTACCGCAACTTTATGATTGTGGGCTTAATATTAGATCTAAATTGGCTGGAATTTCATTAGTGCGTGGAGTTAGGGGTGGAAATATTGACAATGCTACTTTTGGAGCTATAACTAATACAGTATTTATTCATAAACTTATGTTCTTTGGTAATCTAGCTAGTCAAGATAAAGCCCGCGGAAGTATTAGATGACAATTAACCGCAAAGATTCAAATTTCATAGAGGGACCTAGTTTAGTACCTACTAATACTTCTAGCTTACTTAATAGCTATGAAAAACTTTTAGATCCTACTTTATTAGCTTTATTTAGGGCTGTTATCAATGATTTTGATAATTATAAGAGTTCTATGATTGGTATAACAAGACGGTTTGAAAATATGTTATTCATTTATAATTTTCCATCCCAAAGGGAAACTGATATCCAAGAAGCAATGAGAATGGATAAGTACGGTAACTTTGCTTTTGGTACTGAATATCCACGGTGGCCGCGGGCAAAGATTGATGTAAATGGTGCTCTTTATGCAATCCCTCAATTTGGTATTTGGGAGCAAGTAGCTGATCTAGCAGGACTTGGACTTTATACATGGGGGACTGAGGTATATAACCCCAATACTGATATTTATCAACGTAGTGGTGGTAATACTACTATAACAATAACAGAGCCAGGAACATATGATGTGAGGACAGTAGTATTAGTTGAAGCTGATAAAGCTATTACATATGTTACTCTTAATCATAATGCTAATATTATTAAATCTACTGTAGATGGGGATGGTGATAGCACTCTTATTTCTCATGTTCTAACAGCAATAGTTCAAAATGTTGCCCGCGGTGATACGTTTGACGTTGAACTTGTGGCCCCTACATCGGTAGGAGCTACCAGAAAAGGTGATGCTGTTAATCATTATTCTAGTCTTAACATTTGTAAGGTAAATTAAAAATGGGGAATTACGCTACACATACACGTAATCAATTAGGCGCTGGAATTGGTTCACCTGTTACAGCGGCAACACCAAGAATTGATACAGCTAGAGATCCTAGGGATCTAGATCCTATAACTTCAGCACCGATTAAAAATCCTATTTCTAGTGGTGGACAAAATACTGCTAGGACTCCTATTGGGTCCATATTTGGTTCATTGACTAATAAGCCTGCTACTCCTGGATTTAATACTAATAAGCCCCCCACTCCTGGATTTAATACAACTACTCCTGGTTCTCAACTAGCACCGTTCGATTATAGGGCTGCAAGAGGAAATCCTAATATTAGAAATGCTGCTAAATTAGTAGTAAATGAGCCTACTCCAACAGGACCAACACCAGCACAAATAGCTGCACAACAGCAACAACAAGCACAAGCGGCAGCAGAAGCACAACAAGCTGCACAACAAGCCGCGGCTATTGCTGCACAACAAGCCCAATTCTGGGCTAATCATAATGCATGGCAAGCTATGCAAGGAGGAGGAGGAGGAGAGTAATGCCTAAAGGAAATAGACCTAAACAACGTAGAGGACAAGAAGTGGCACGAAATAAAGCTACTTCTAATAGGCAAGCTACTGGTGTTGGTCCAACAATGCCTGATCCTGGTTTAATTAGTGGAGTATTAGGTGCTAGAAGTGGTGGAATGCCTGGGCCAATGCCTCCTATTCAAAATTTAATGCCTCCTACTCAAATGCCAGCACCTTCTAAAGTTGGTCCTGCTATGCCTCCCCCAATGACTAGGGGAAATATTCCAGGTTTTGTACCTCCTGGAATGTTACCTCAAGTTCCAATGTCTCAAGGTAGAAATGAAATGATGCTTCCTCTTCAAGAGCAAAGTTTTAGTCCTGGTGTTAAAGCTCCTATAGAGAGAATGTTTAAGGGATTGGGACGTTTAGGAATGTATTAATATTCATATGAGAGTTCGTGAGTTTGAATTCGGGCGGGATGTAGCACCTATTGATGAGATATTTAAGCGTCAACCTGAATTAGGTATTCCTAGTTTATATAATGTACTAGATAATGCAGTTATTGAGAAATCTGATGGATCTATCGCTGCTTATGGAGTAGTGAAAATATTCGCAGAAGGTATACTTATAATGAATAGAGATTTTACTCGTAAGCGAGAAAAAGCTGAAGTTGTTCTTAAAATGATTAATAGGGCTATAGAATCTTGTAAGACACAAGGAATTGAGAAATTTATAGTAATAAGTAATGATGATGCTTATACTAAAGTTTTAAAAAAGCACTTTGGATTTGAACGCATGTCAGGAGAAACTCTTTTTTTGGAGCTTAAGTAATTAAATGGGTAACAAATCAGCAAAAACAACTAATAAGATGTTAGGTCAACAAGCTAAATCTGCTAATCAATTTGCTACTCAAATGGGCGGTTATGGGGCAGAAGACCGCACCTTTGGTAATCAATCTCGTTCACAAATAGATCAAGCTTATCAAGATTTATATAATCAAGCTGGTGAAGGTGGTGGCGGTGGCGGAGGAGGAGGCAGTTATAATCCTCTACAATGGGCTAATGCCCGCGAAAACGAAGCTTTAGCTGGCTATCGTAATCTAAGAGATACTGGTGGTTGGGATCCTTCTCAAATGGCGGATTTTCGTGCCCGCGCTAGTAGTGGACAAGGAGGATTCTTTGAGGGATTAAAGAATCAATTATCTGCTGCTCAAGCTGGTGGTGGTAGTGTTGGTTATGGTAGTCAAATGGCTAAGTTAGCGCGGGATGCTGGAAGAAGTTTAGGGGAATCTCAACTAGGTGCAGAAACTGATCTTCAAGGTCAAATTAGATCAGCTAAAGAGCGTGGTCTAGGTGGTGTTGGAACCTATGATACAGAATTTATGGGTAATCAGCAGCGAGTAGAAGGATTAAGAAATCAAGAGATTCAGAATGCTAATGCTGCTGCTAGTGCTGCTGCTGGTAGAAGAGGCGCTGCTGCTGATGATGCATTTAGAAATAGAATGGCAATCTTAGGAGAACGTAGAGGATTAAGAGGAGAATCGGGATCTGACCTCCCTTACTTCGATAGGCAATTAGCTGGAATGGGGCAAGCTAGCGGTAATATTACTTCTAGAGTAAATGAACCCTCTTTTTTTGATAGAGCTATGCAAGTCGGTCAATTAGGTGCTGGTATTGCTGCCCCCTTTGGAAAGGGTTAAATTATGCCGTACGATTTTTCAAGTTTGTTTGGTAATGAAGATGATGAAGAAGATCCTAATTTAACCAGGCGTATGCGTAATCCTTATATGATGAATTTATATGATGGAGGAGAAGAGGCTATTGATTCTACTGATCCTGCTACTATTTCTTATATGGCCCGCGCGAAGGAACCATTACCTTCCCAAGCCATTTATAGAGAGTATTTAAGTAAGCGACCTCAAACAGAAGATTATAAATCATCTATTCTTCAGAAAATTGGTGCTGGATTATTAGGAGCCTTTGGTCAAGGAGAAGCAGCTAAAAAATTAGTTCATCCTGGATATGAAAAAGCCTATGGTGATTGGCAGACTGAAGGTAAATATGTACCTCAAATTGCTAGGGGTGCTGATGTTGGAAGACAAAGAGAATTAGAAGCGGAACGTTTTGGAATTATTGGAACTGCTAAGAAGCGTCAATTTGAGGAAACTCAGAGGACTAATACAGCATCTGAAGAAGCTAGAAAGGCTAAGGCTGAAGCTAATGCAAAGACTAAAGCTGCATCTGAAGCTCGCGCGGAATCAAGAGAAGAAAGAGCTACTGCTGCTGGCGAGAGAGCTTCTAAATCGTTATCGTTGTCTGAGTCAAGAGAAGCCCGCGCAGAAAGAGAAGCAAAGGGAAGAAGTGAAAGGGAATTAAAAGCGGAACAAATTAAAGAAACTGAGCGCAGGACTAAATCCCTTGAGAAAGAAGAGCAAGACATTCCTACGCAAGTTAAGAGAGAAATTACTTCTGATCCACGTTATAAACATTTATTTACTCGTAATGAAGAGGGTAAAATTGTTCCAACAGAAGAAGGAATGTCTGTAAAAATTCTTGACCTTATTGATAGTGAAATTAATAAGCGCTCTATGGTCAGTGGAATTCGTCATGGGAGGACTTACTAATGAGTTCTCCTTATAATTTCGATCGCTTGTATAGAAGTTATTCTCATTTGTTCGATGATACTCCAGATAGAGACTTTGTTTCACTATCTGAAGAGGAAAAACGTAAAAAACAGGAAGATGAAGACTTTCGTAATCTTCCTTGGTATATGAAGTATGATAAAGAGTTTGCTGATGCATTAGAGGATACTGCGGCGGGCAAAATAATCAAAGGAATTGAAGTACCTTTTGAAGCTACCCAAAAATTAAGGGATAAAGTTACTAGTAGTATAGCTGGAGTTGAGGAGCAACCTTTTAGAAAGACAATTGAAGGTGCATTAGCTCCTAGCGATTTAGATTATGGAGAAGTCGGTGCTGAATATGGCACTGAATTACCAGAAGCTATTAAGGAAGTAGGAATTAAGGGATTAGAAGCTGCTACAGATCCAAGTCAATTACTTCCAATAGGAGCATTAGGTCCGGCGGGAGCTTTATTAACTGCTCCTATATTTGGGCCTAAGATGATTTCTTCTGGTGGTGAATCTATTGGTACTGGTATAAGTAATATTGAAAGTGGAGAAACTGAGAAAGGTTTAAAAAATATTACTGGTGGGGCCTTTGATATTGGAATGGGTGGTCTTAGTATTAAGCATCCAATAGAAGCTGGTGGTGAGGCTTTAAGGAAAAGTAATCCTCCCCTTTTTGAGCAAAATGTTCCCTCGGGGTTACCTAGTTCTCAACGGGGAGCAATTGGAGATGTAAGTAAACTTAATACTTTCGAGGATAGCCAGTTCCGAAAATATGGAAAATCTTGGAGAGATTTACAATCTCCTGAAGAATCTACTTATCATCAAGGACTATTAAAAGGGAGTTCTGGTTCTTCAGTAGCTGATCCTTTAGAAAAGCTCTCTGAAGCAGTTAATGATCCTGATATTGCACCACGTTTGCAGGAATTAGTAAGTGAAGGATATGAAATAAATAGAGCTATTAGAATTGCTAAAGCTGAAAGAGCTGAAATTCCAGAAGAAATTCTTTCTCCTGAAGATGTTAGTGATTATATGGCTAGAGAAGCTGAGAAAGAGATTCCGATGGAAGCGGAACCTTTAATTAAAGAGGAGGCTCCCTTAGGTCCTATTAAATCTCCTCTAATGGAAGAAGCCCCAATAGAAGCAGAGCCTCTTATTGGTACTGATGAACCTATGATGGCTGAGCCCTTACGAAGAGTAAGACCAGCGAAATCAATAATTCCAAAAGAGGAAGCTTTACAATCATTACCTTCACCTATAAAGTCAGGAAGAGCTTCTATAACAGAAGCAGATACTTTATCCGAGGCTT